TGTATTTTGCACTGGATTAGAAATGATGGCGAAGTTAAGAACGGTGATCTGATTTTGATTGATGCGGGCGTGGAAGTTGAATCACTTTACACAGCAGATAGGATAAGATCTTAAATAAATTGTTATATTTGCACTTCCAACTAAATTTTTAAAGTCAGGTATAAATCGTCTTACTTTAATAAAGTATTCACCATCACCGTCTACATCTAAATCAAAGTCTCCAGATCTAATATAAGAAGAAATAGCAATGGTTGTTATATTTGTAGATGTTAAATTTAATACTTCATTTTTACCTGTTTCTTGTACAAAGTAATAAGAAGCTCCAGCACTTACTCCATTAACAGTTGGAACAGTTGGTGTTGCAGTTGAATCATATTTAGTAGCATGTGGGTTTTTAAATACACTTGAATCTTCCCAAGTTGTTCTAGCTAAAGTTCCAGTTGACCAAACATTTTCATTATAATTAAAAGTAACTGATCTATCTATTTGTGTAGAAGATGCTGTTGGATAAAACCAATTTATTTCTGTATATAAACTATTTAAACCTGCATAAACTAAAGCACCTTGTGCAAAGTTAATACCAAGGTTTCCTTCACCTACAGTTGTAAATACAAAGTCTTGTACTAATGATGGAATTAAAGTAACAGTACCATCAAATTTATAAAAGCTTCCTGCATTACCCATCCACCACACAGCTCCGTTTACGAAACATAAAGCATGTTGTCCAATAAGTCCGCAATTAGAACCTACTTTTCTAATACTGAAAGTATAAGGGGTTCCTACATATTGCATAGTATAAGCTGCAGTGTCTGTTAAAATTAAAATATAATCTTTTGCTTTGATAGCACCAACAATAGTTGTTCCATCATCTAATCTAAATGTACCTGCTGTATTTGTAGAAGTTGGTTCATATACTTCAATATTTTCTGTATCTGAAAATCTTATAAACATTGGATCTTGTGTTGTAGGACTTCCAATAGTTGTTTCTGTTCCAAGTTGAATTAAATGTCTGTCTCTATCTGAAACAATAGACATGACTGAAGCTGTTGGGTTATTAGGAACTAATTGAGCTCTTGTTGAAGTTCCTGATCCAGCATTAGGGTACCAAATAAAAGTATCTCCATTTTTAATAGTTGCTATTAAATCTTCTCCCCAGTTATCTAATGACCAGTTACCTGCTTGAACAATTGTATTAGATTCTGTTCTTGCTGTTCCCCAAGTTGATAATCCCCACGTACCTGCACCCCATCCATAACCTAATGTAGATAAAATAGGTCCAACAACATAATAAGGTGTAATTGTTGCAGAACCTTGAGACGACATTCCTGTACCCGTCTCATTAGTTGCCATAGTAATAGTAAATGTATTATTATTTGGTACAGTTACTACTTCAAAAGTATTTGTTGTAAAACTTGGATCCGTATATCCTGTAACACCACCGCCTGGTATTACAACTGTATTAAATGTAATTAAATCTCCAACTAACAATCCATGTGATATTTTATTAACTGTAACTGTTTTAGATCCTGTTGTTGAAGTAAATGTAACTCCTGTAATATTTCCAGCTGTATTTAATGGAGTAATGTCATAAAGAGAATCACCATCATAAACATATAAACATTTGTTTGTCCCAAGAGCCGCGTAACGTCTACCGCTTAGATCAGTCCATGACCATTGTGCTCTTACAGCACCTATTAATAAATTAGATGTAAGTTGAGTCCATCCACCAATCTTTTCAGGAGAACCATATCTAAATCTTACATTGTCTCCATCAATCCACTGTCCCTCAGCTTGAGAAGCAGTTGATTGTTTATTGAATCCAGCATTTAAAGGTATTTTTTTTAAAGGCATATTATAAAGGTTGTATTGGATATTGAATGTAAACAATACCTTGTTGTCCGCTGCCACCTCTTCCTCCACCACTTCCGTAATTTCCTCCATTTAATGGATCAGAAGAATTACCAGCTCCACCTCCTGTAGTTCCATTTATTACAGTCGGTCCTAAATTTGTACCACCTCCACCACCTCCTGTTTGAGAGAAATCATATTGAGGTTCAGTTCCTGTGCTTCCTCCATAATATCCAGCTCCTCCAGCCCCACCAGCACTATAGTCTCCACCTCCTCCACCACTACCATTTCCGCCATTAGAACTTGGTGCATTTCCACCAGCATATCCAGATAAATTACCACCATCATAATCAACATACTGACCATCTTGGGCAGAACCTCCGCCAGCTCCTCCTTGTCTATCTCTTTCTGTTCCTCCAGATCCCCCTCCAGCTCCAGCTGCAAGTACAATAGTTTCATTTCTTAAAATTAATGAAGCTCCGCCTCCTCCACCTCCAGATGCAGAAGATCCTCTTGATCCAGCATTACCACCTCTTCCACCAAAACCATAATTTGTTCCTGAAATATTTATACCTACGCCTCCAGTACCACCATCATTATTTCCTCCACCATATCGTCCTCCACCTCCAACACACACATTTAAAGTTTCAACACTAACTGAAAAATTTGAATTTCTAACATAAGCGCCACCTCCACCAGCTCCTCCTGTTCCACCACCGCCTCCGCCTCCACCTCCCCACATAATAACATCAACGTAGTTATACCCTACTTGTCCTGAATTAGTTATAATAAATTGATTTCCACCTACTGTAGAAAAAGTATGACGTTTCCAAAGTTTACCACCAATGGTTACTTGAGTGATAGTTCCACCTGTAGCTACTATGGAGTTAAATCCTCCAGCACCTATTAGTAAAGGATAAAGAGTCATAGAATTTAACTAATTCCACCACCTGTAATAACAAATGTATTAGTTGATACACAGAATACAGTAGCTAATCCTTTTAAAGCTAATGTTCTATTTCCTGTAGTAGATGTTCCTACTTGATACATTGTTACACTTGTACTTTGTGTAATAGTAATATCAGTAGTTCCGCTATTAAATATTGTAACGTTTTGTCCTGCTGAAAATATACTTGGAGGAACAATTACATTTGAAGTTGTAGATATACAAGTCCCGTGGTCCGTGAGTGCTAAAGTATAGGCGCTTGTTGCTGTGGTTAATGGAACAAGTCTCAACTCTCCTTTAGAATCATTCGTTGTAGATCCTGTTAAAGTTGTTGAAGATATAGTTGTACCTGTTAATGTTGTAGCTGTTGCAGTAGTTGCAAGGAAAGTATTAGTTGAAACAGAAACAGTTGCAGTTAAACTACTTACTGTTAAGCTTTTTGTAGTTGTACTTCCATAAGTTAATACTTGATCAATAGTCATGGTTCCACCTAAACTATTTAAATCAATTGAAGTCATATTAGTGCCATCTGAATAAGCACCATAAATTTTGCCTGAAGTTAAATCAAATCCAGTTCCACTTGCTACTTTAAAAGTAAGGGTGTAAGCGCCGTGAGTCGTGGAGTCTTTTACAAAGTATAATTTCTCAATACCACTCGGTAATTGAACTGTAGAATTTCCTGTTAATGTTCCTGTAAGTTCAAGCACCATATTTCTAGCATTAGAAATAGTAGCATTTGTCATTGCTAAAGTTGTTGTCGTAGATGTTAAAGAAATAGATTGATAACCTGTAACTGCTTGTTGTATTAATTGCCAATTTTGATTGGTTTTATCTCCCCAAGTACCTGAGTCTTCCCCAGTTACCATTAATTCTAGTTTAAGATCTGATGAATATGATGATGCCATAATCCTTTATTATATAATCATTAAGCTGCTATATCAACCACGCTCCAGTTGTTAGTTACGTTGGTATTAACCACTGCCCACGCATCAACGATCACTCTGCCTAAAGAAATCGTCATTGGTATACCTACAAGTTCCACGCCTATTGCGATTCCAACAGTTCCTACATTTGAAGTTAATGAAAGTCCTGTAACATTAACATCATGATCAACTTGAATAGTTACAGTATCTGTTGTTGATTGTAATAAGTTAGTAGATAAGTTTACAGAAGCACTAGCTGTAATTTGTTCATCACCTAAAAGAGCATATAAAATATTTCCATTTACATTAACATCAACACTAGAAATAATACTTACAGAACTAACAGTTGTATTTAATGAAACTCCAGTAGCATTAACTAATGTATTAGCATCTATTGTTACTGTATCTACAGTTGAAGCTAATTGTTGTCCTGTTACATTAATAGTAAAAATTACTGTAGCATCAATTGTTCCTGTTGTTGTTTGTAATAAATTTGTAGTTGCATTAGCGTCAACGTCTATAGTAGTAGATATACTATTAACTGTAGATTGAAGTAAATTTGTAGCAGCACTGATTGTTACATCTGCATAATTAGAAATATCTCCTACATAACTTGTTAATAAGTTTGTATCAGCGCTTACATTAGCATCTGCAGTAATTGTAACTGTGTTAACTGTAGATATTAATTGTACTTCTGCTCCAGTAGAAATAGAAACATTTCCACCAGCTTCAATACTTACGCTATCAACATTAGTTACTGCTTGAACGCCTGTAACTTCTACTGCTGCATTTATAATACCTTCAGCTGAAAAAGGTGCTTCTGCAAATGCTGTTGCGCCAAAAAACATATAATAATCCTATAATGGGAAGGGTTGGTGTATAGGTGGAAGACCCCTCCCAATATAGAATTATATCATATTGTTAATGATGCCTAAAGTATAAGCTTTGTTAAATTCTTATTATTATCAATAATTCCTTTAATAAATACATTAAAGTATATTAATTTTTTATTTCCAATGTGGACCAAGTCCCCACATAGCAACGCTTTTTCTAATACCTTTTGTTACTGGTTTTACAGCATGAAAAAATATTGATGGAAATATTAAGATAGTTCCTGGCTTAGAAAATTCTTTTATTTCTACTTCTTTTGAAGAAAATATAAGAAATTCTCCACCATTATATTTTTCTTCTGATGTATTTATTAAAAGAGTTAATTTAGAAGTATATGGTTGTTCTCTTGTTTCTCCATCATAATGAAAATCATAATGTGAATTATTTTTTGAATCATAAATATTTAAAAATATTTTATTATAATTATTTATATTATAAATATCAAAACCAAAAATTGTATTGTTTATATGATACAAATATTCAGTTGCTTTATTCAAAATAGATTTAGATTTACCATATTCAGATATTACAACTTCACATTTTTTAGATGAATCGCTTGGGTTATCTATACAAGTTTCATGTTTATTCTTAACTATTAAACTATTAATTTCTTTTATTTCATCTTTTGAAAAAAAATTTTGATTATAATACCAATGATATTTCATAATATTAATTCGGTTAATGCTTTATTATTACCAATAATTCCTTTAATAAATACATTAAAAGCTAAACTAATTCTTGTATTATCTCCTTCTTTAGTTTCTACCATATGAGTTAAAGAAGATGGAAATAATATAATATCTCCTGTTTTTACAGTAAACCACCATGTTTCAGAATTATATAAATTCCAATCTTTTATTTCTGGTTTAATTGTTTGATAAAAGTCTTTTCTAAAGAATTTAATTTTATCAAACTCTTCATGACAATTAACATAAAATACTCCTGATACTAATGAATTAGGATGTTCATGTTTATGATGATATTGATTTGTTTCAGTGTAATTTAACCAAGACTGTGTAATAAATGGGGTTACAGCATCTGTAAAAGACAATACTTTATTAAAATAATCTTGAACTCTTAAATATAAATCTTCTTTTAATAAATTAAATATTTTTTTATTTAAAATGTAATTATCATTAGAAGTAATATTACCTTCATTTTTATAATGATCTAATTTGGATTTATCTATAAAAGATAGTTCTTTTTTAGTAAGTTCTCTATCTAATTTTGATATATAGACAGGTGTTGGAAATATTCCGTTTATTGTAGATTCAATCATTATGATTGATTATACTAAATTAAGATTGTTGTAAATCCCAATTTTTTGTAGTTTCATTCCAAGTATATCTTTTATCAATTGAAGCATCACTTGGCATAGGTGTAGGTGCTTCCCATAAACAAGTTTGTTCATTTAATATCCAACTATTATATGGTTTTTTAGGAATAAAGGCATCTCTATCTTCATCGTAAGTATAACCTATTCCTGCATGATTTTTTCTAAATGGAGTTCCACCATTATTATGAATTCCACCAACTGTGTTATAAGATGTTTGTTTCCATATAGGATAACCAGTTAATTTTGTTAAAAAATCAACACCAATACTTTCTTGTTCAACTCCGTTTGAATCTTTTAATACTTCATTATTAACAGAAACTACTTCT